AGAAAGATAAAGGATTTAACGCCAAGGATGCAAGAAAAAATACTCTTTTTTGAGCGTTGCCTAAATGAAGCTGGCTTAGGACATTTTAAGAAGTGTTCTACTTTTCGGTCTCAACTTGAGCAGGACGCACTCTATATGCAGGGCCGGAAGCCTCTTGAGGAGGTCAACGCGGCACGAAGGGCGGTTGGCCTGTGGGAGATTGACGAGTCAACCAATAAGCGCAAGGTCACTTGGGTCAAGGTATCTGTCCATACCAGCCGGGAAGCCGTGGACTACTTCGCCCTTGTGGATGGGAAGTATTGCAACGATCTGAAAGTGGATGTTGACAAGGATTCGATCCCCGACTGGCAGGAGTTCGGGAAAATTGCCGAGGAATGCGGTTTGACCTGGGGCGGTCGGTGGAGATCGCCTGACTATCCCCATGTGCAATGGAGGGATGTTTAATGACTTGGTGGATATGGGCTATGGCTGGTGTAGCTGTTGGGGTGATAGTTTGGATATTAGGGCAAGCGTATTTTAGAGGTGAATTGTAATGGGCGTTTTAGGGAGTCTTTTTGGAAACGCAAAGGTAGTCGATACCGTAGCTGATACCGTAAAGAGTGGTGTCGGGATGCTTGACAACGCATTCTACACTGATCAAGAGAAAGCTGCCGATGCCGGGAAAATGATGGATACATGGCTAAAAATTCAGCAGACCACGGCAGGTGAGAACTCCATCCGGTCAATTACGCGCCGGGTGTTGGCATGGGTAATCATGGGAGTGTACGTCGTGATCGTCCTTTTTGCCTGTGTGGTCTGGAAGTTCGATGCGGCGTGGGCGGGATACATTAAGGGGATACTGACAGAGACGAACTTGAGCTACCTTGCCTTGATTGTGGGGTTCTTCTATTTTGGCTCTTACGCGGTCGGGCAGTATATAAAAAAGGAATAACGATGAGAATCACAACCACAATAGCCCCGGCAGTCGAGCCCGTAACGCTCACGGAGGTCAAAATCCATCTCGGCCTTGCCACAACGGAAGCAGGGGCGGCGGCCTATACGAATCAAGATGCGCTACTCAACCGGCTCATAACGACTGCACGGACACAGGCTGAGCAGGAAACAGGCCGGGCATTTATCACGCAGACAAAAACAATGTATCTGGATGCGTGGCCGGATGGAACCTTTATCAGGCTGCCTTATCCCGCTTTGCAATCGGCAACCGTAACATATCGGCTGGAAGATGATGACGACTATGACGAGACCCTTTCCACGGTGGACACAGACATCGTAAGCGAGCCGGGGCGGGTGGTCTTGCAACCAAACGAATCATGGCCCTCTGGCACCCTCTACACTGACAGACCGATCAAGATAGTCTTTGTGTGCGGGTACGGGGATGATGCCGATGATGTGCCGGAGAATATCAAGTCTGCAATGCTCCTGAAAATCTCTGACCTCTACGAGAACCGGGGTGAAGTGGTCATGGGGGTGTCGGTGGGCAGGATCACGGATGCCGTTGACTCATTGCTGAGACAGTATCGTATACATTGGGAGTTTGACTGATGCGAGCCGGGCGAATGGACAGAATCGTGACCCTCCGTGAAAAGGTCACCTCCGAAAACGCATTCGGGGAGCAGATCGAGACGTGGATTGATCTTGTCCAGACCGGAACGGAGATTGCCACGGGAACCCTGACAGCGGGGACGCTTTACCAGATCACAGCGACAGAGGAAGATCACTTCGGATCGGGGGTTGTAGCATACGACACCTTTATCGCGGCGGGAACCGAGACATGCAACGCCGCAAACAAGGTCAAACCCGTGACACTCCCCGCTACTGTATGGGCGGAGCGGCTGGAACTGAGGGGTGATGAAAAATATCAATCTATGCAGGTCGTGGGAGAAATCCAATGCATATATAGAATCCGGTATAGAGATGATGTCTCTACCCTCAATATATTCGTTGATAATGAAGACGAAAAAGAGTATAATATTAGTTATATTAAGCAATTAGGGCGTAGGAAAGGTTTGGAAATAACGGCAAGCACCAGGAGCGAGTAGGAACTATGGGCGAACTTTACCAACTATCTTTTCCGCAAAGTGGAAAGTCATATATAGGGATTACAACTAAAACATCTTTATGGAGATATAAAATTCACGAGAAGATGGTTAACGGTAGAAACTACCCTCTTTATAATGCATGGCGAAAATATGGAGCGCCAGATCTTAAGGTTTTGGCAGTTCTTGAAGATGAGGAGCTGGCTGGCAACGAAATTAGAGCCATAAGAGCTCTAAACACTCTTGCGCCTAATGGGTATAATCTCTCTTTGGGTGGAGAATTAGCTCCCGGCAAAAACCCTCTTATAGCCAAGAAAATATCAACATCACTTACTGGCAAAAAGTTGTCTCAAAAAACGAAAGACAAGATAGGTGCTATTCATAGAGGTAAAACACTTTCTGATGGGCATAAGGCTGCAATAAGTAAAAGACATTTAGGCAGTCATTTGTCCGAAGAACACAAGGCAAAATTAGCCAAGTCAAACAGAGGGAAACCACATCTGCGGGGGTGGAAACATACTGCCGAGACATGCAAAAAAATAAGCGAGAAATTAACAGGGAGAAGGAAATCACCTGAAGCGATTGAAAATATGAGGAAGGCAATAACCGGAAGGCATCTATCTGAAGAACATAAAAAAAAGATTGGATTGTCCGGTATTGGGAGAAAGCACAGTCCAGAATCCATAGCGAAAATGAAAGCATATAAATTCTCTGATGGACATAGGGCAAGCTTAAGCCTCTCGGCTCTGGGGAATAAGAATGGAACTGGGAATTGTAATTCAAGGCCAGTTTTAGACACAACAACAGGAGAGGTTTTTGTTTGTGCGGCATTGGTTGCTAAAACTCGCGGAATTAAAAGAACGACATTGCATAATTGGCTTAATAATATCAGCAAGCCACAAAACGGAGAATCCAATAGATATTGTTATGTGGAGGGGTGAATAATGCCGCAACCCGCTTTTAAATTTGAGCTTCACGGCCTGAAAGAGTGTATGGACGCGCTTGACCAGCTTCCGACTCTTTCTATGAAGCGCGGAGTTGTGCGCAATGCCCTGAAGAAAGCGGCTATCCCCATCAAAGACCGTGCCAAAGAGAACGCGCAGGGCATCAAAATTGATAATCCCGGCGTAATAGCTGAATCGGTGAAGATTGGAACGAGCTTGAAAAAGTCACAGCGGGGAAGAACGGAGCGGGACAGGGTTACGGTGTACGTGGGATCTTCTCATCCACTCTGTATATTTGGATCGGGGACAGTGATTGCGACAAAAGGAAAATCCAAAAAGGTTGGATGTGTCAGGGTGGGAGATGAAGTAATGACGCAGACTGGAGAATATAAAAAAGTGGTTGCAGTGCAGTCATTTCCGGCAACGCTTAAACCTAATATTGTAGAGATTACAACAGAGAAACATACGCTTAATGTTACGGAAGATCATAAAATTTTAATTCATAGGGATGGACGGAATAAATGGGTTCTGGCTGGCGAACTTTTGGAAACAGACAAAATGTATGTCAGGAAAAAACTTGGAGCGAACAAAGGTACTGGCAAGGCTTTAATTTGCCAAAACTGCGGGAAAGAGTTTCGGTCTGGGGTGGATCACGATCCACAAACTAAATACTGCTCTATGGAATGCGTCAGAGATGCCTTTAAGGGGAAGTTAATTACTTGTAGATATTGTAGAAAGCAATTTCGTTCAAACGGAAAGATAGGAAGACAGCGAATTTATTGTAGCCGAGAATGTTATATAAAAGATGCCACAAGGAAAAATCTTTTTAGCCATACATTCTCAATTGAATCAAGGAAAAAGATGAGTGAAAAAATAAAGGCAAGATTATTACGAGACCCCGAATCTCATCCGAATAAAATTATGTGCAAAAAGGGGCATCAAACAGAATATGAGGCGAAGGTAGAAGCATGGTTAAAAGAAAGGGGAGTTAAATATGAAAAACAAAAGCAGATAGGCCGTTATTTTGTGGATTTTTATGTCCCAGAAATTCAAACGATATACGAGGCAGATGGCGCATATTGGCATAAGAATCAGATGAATGACATAAAAAGAGATGCTGGTATAAAAAAAGTTATGCCCGATGCGAAAATCATTCATATTCATTTCTACGATGAAAGGCATAGTCCTGAAAACATGGATAGGACGCCGTTACCTGACGTTCACTATGTCGCATGCAACCCAGGCCCTAATTCATATACAAACCCAGAAATGATTGAAACACAGGGAATTGTGTCAATAAAAAAATGGGAATACAGCCAATCAAGAAAGGGGCCTGCTTCAAAACTGTACGATATATCGGTAGAAGGAGTGCATTCTTTCTTTGCGAACGGGCTTCTTGTCTCTAATAGCCACCTTTTCGAGTTCGGGACCGCCGAACGATACAAGAAAAGCGGGGCCTATACTGGGTATATTCCCCCGATGCCGTTTATGCGGGAAGCGTGGGATAGCAAAAAGAAGGTATCCCTTGACATCCTGAAAGAGGAGTTGTGGAAGGCTCTTGAGAAGGCGGCGAAGTTGCTAGCCAAGAAAGCAGCTCGCGGCACTCTAACTAAAAAGCAAATCGCCGGGTTGAGCAAATGAGAAAGGTTACCCGATACAACTACACGGCTTGGGATATCGCACAGAGGACCGGGAAGTCTATCAATCAGATTCGGGATGATATCGGGGCCGGTAAGCTGGACATGAAAGACTTGGAAAGCATGGCAACTTATATTGAGGAGCACAGGGAAAGAAGATGATCGGGAAAGCAATCAACAGCATTTTAACAAACGATGCAACGGTAAAAGCTATCACTACGAGATGCTATCCTTTTGTCAAGATTCCACAAAATCCCACGTATCCCTTTATCGCTTACTCTGTATTTGGGCGGGGAGAAAATGCGCTTCGGGGGCCGAGTGGGAAAGAAAACCCTCGCGTTCAAATTGATTTATGGGTTCAAGAGACTACAGACGGTGAAGCTGGCTATTCAAATCTCAGGGTGTTGTCTAAGGCTGTGAAGTCAGCTTTAGGGGGGTACAGTGGAACGGTAGAGGGAATAACCGTCAAATCCATATTATTTATTTCAGATTTTGAGCAAAAAGAACCAGAAGTTGATGCCTTAAGGATAATAGCTGATTACAGTGTTTGGTATACAATATAAAACAAGGAGGAATTAAGCCATGGCAGTAGATATGCTGGAATCACAGGGAACCAAATTAGAGATGAACACCGGGACGGGTGGGGCTATAACCATAACGGAAATCAGCCTCACCAATCCTATGATATTAACCGCCGCCGCGCACGGTTTGTCAAACGGTGATGTTGTCGCGGCTGCAAGCTTCGCCGGGGATGATGCGGCGGACATCAACGGGAATACCTATGTGGTCTCGCATGTAACAACGAATACGTTTGCGATTGATCTTGATTCAACAGCCCTGACGATCACCGACAACACCGATACCGCCACAATGACCCCGCAGACGTACACGGAGATCTGCTCAATCACTGATTGGGATTTGCCCGGCGATACCCACAACATGATTGATTACACCGCCCTTGGATCGACACGTGCTGAAGAGAAGCCGGGTATTCCCCGTGGCGGTGCGGTGACTTTCTCAGTCAACTGGACTTCCGATGATACCGGATTGCTGGCGGCGGAAACGGCTAGGGCGGCAAAGACTCTCAAGACCTTCAAGCTCACCTATTCCGATGATTCGGTTCACACCTTCACCGGCTACGTAATCGGGATTAATGATTCGGGCGGCGGCGACGACAAGGTGAACGGATCAATCACAATACACAGAGTAGGAGCGTTGACACTCTCATGATCACTGGACTAAAGATCACAACAATCGAAGGTAAGCCTTATTATCTCCGCTACACCTGGGCGGCTCTTGCCGAGGTTGCGGAGAAGTACGGCGACAATCCGAATCTTTTTGAGCCGGAAACGGTGGCCTTTGTCGGGTCGGCTGGCATGCGGGAGAAACATCCCGAGATGACCCCCGAGAAGATCATGGAACTATCGCCACCGCTGATCCCCTTTGCAAACGATGTCCAAGAGGCTTTGAAGTTGGCGTACTTCGGCGATGCTCCTGTCCCTGACGGGGACGTAAAAAAAAAGCGGACCCTGACTGGTTGGATCAGGCGTATCGCTCGGCGGTGGTTGCAGGATTAAGCCCGGTTGAATTTTGGGAGCTGACGCCGTATCAAACCCGGCTGGCGATGGAAGCAACGCTGGAACGATCTGACAAACAGGCATGGATGATAGCGGCGTTCACCCGGACGAAGAAGTTACCGAAGTACGAGAAATTAAGCCGGGGTAAAAAACCAGTCAGGAGCAGTCTGGATTTGAAACGAGCCATGCAAGCAACTGCGGCAAAGGAAAAGAGATAATGGCATCACAGCCTATTGGATCACTAAGAGCAGAACTTTCAGCCGGTCACGCGCAGTTTTCGTCCGATATGAAGAAGGCAAAGGACGCCGTCCAGAAAAACGCCTCCGGTATGTCCGCTGCAATGGGGAAGGTGGGTAAAAAGTTTACCGAAGCTGCAACCGCCCTGAATAAATACGCTGGCTATGCCGTTGCCGCTGCAATCGCAGCCTCTGTTGCGTTCATAAAGAAGCAGATCACCGTTGCCGATGAAATGGGGAAACTCGCACAGGCTACCGGCACCACCTCCGAGTATCTATCCTCTATGGCCCTTGTAGCCTCCCAGGGCGGCACAACCCTTGAAACTGTAGCGAAGGGCACCAAGAAGCTCTCTCAAAATATGTATGACGTGAGCAAGGGCATTGGAGAAGCCAAGGATGCCTTTGAGGATCTGAACATCAAGGTTGCGAACTCTGATGGAACTCTCCGAAGCTCTGAAGAGGTTATGAAAGACATTGCAACCCGATTCTCCAAGATGGAGGACGGCGCAGCGAAGACCGCCTATGCAATGGACATCTTCGGACGGGCCGGGGCAGAACTAATTCCCATGCTGAACGGTGGCCGGGACGGGATCGAACAGTTGCAGAAAAAGGCCGAAGAGATGGGGCTGGTTATCTCCACCAAGACCGCACTTGAAGCCGCCTACTTCAATGATCAACTTGATATTTTGATGAAATCGGCACAGGGGGCGGGCAGGGGCCTGGCTCTTAGTCTTATCCCCTGGCTAAACGAAACCCTTGCAGTAATGAAGCTGGCAAAAGAAGAATCCGGCACTCTCATGGCGGCGTGGGTGGGGTTAGGGGCCGTGGGGGAGGCAATCTTTGGGAAATCCTTAACGCAACAGATCAGAGAAGCAGAGGAAAGAGTAGCGCGTCTATCTGATCAATTAAAGAAAGCTGGGTCTCACGAGACAGCAGGGCTCAGAATACTCGGCATGGACACATCGGAAGCCGAACTTGCCGAAGCGCGGGCGCAATTAGATGCACTCCAGAGGCAGAAAGAAGCGATAGACGCAGCCGATAAATCCAGAATGGAAGCTTCTTTAAGGCGCTATCAGGAAGAGGCAGAACAACGTCGTAAAAATACAGAAGAACTGATCAAACAACAACAGGCCCGGATAGATGCTCAGATCAAAGCAAAGGAAGCGGAGATAGCCGCAAATGCAGAAGCAAAAAAAGCAGCCGAAGAAAAGAAACAATTAGAACAAGAGGCACAGGCATTATACGAATTGAGACGAGAACTCTATCTACAGGACGAAGCCGCTAAATTTGCAGAACTGGAAGAATATGAAAAAGAGTATGCAGAGAAACAGGCCAAATTTCAGGAAGCTCATAAACGCGCAACATTAACGTCAAAAGATTACGAACTACAACAATTGAGATCATTATATGACGAATACGCAACCTATATAGACGATAAAACAAAACTCGATGAATGGTATGCGGCAGAAAAAGAAAAGATACTCGGCAAAAGTGTTGAAAAAGAAAAAAGCAACATAAACGAACTCAAAACAGCTATCGAAGGCTGGGGCCGCGATAGTACCGATGCGATAGTAGAATTCGCCCGGACAGGTGAGATGTCCTTCAGTGACATGATCGACTCGATGATTGATGATCTTCTGAGGATGATGATTTACCAGAATACCACCGGGCCGCTGTTTTCTGGATTCGGGTCTATGATCGCAGGAAAAGGTTTTGGTGCTGGCGTTGCGGCTTTTCAAGGCTCCGCCCACGGCAACGTATTCCAGAATGGAAACCTCATACCTTTTGCATCCGGGGGTATCGTTACCCGTCCAACAGTCTTCCCTATGGCGCAAGGTGCGGGGCTGATGGGTGAGGCCGGAGCAGAGGCAATCATGCCCTTAACCCGTATCGGCGGGGACTTGGGAGTGAAGTCAACCGGCGGCGGGGCAGTCGTGAACATCTATAACAATGTGGGAGCCGATGTCTCAACCTCAGAGCGTACCACAGCGGACGGCCAGAAGGCTATCGATGTCTATATTGATCAGGCCGTGGCCAAGAAGCTCGGCACATTCGGGAGTCAGTCCAACAAGGCGATGCGTCAGAGCTTCGGGGCGCGTCAACAGTTGACAGGGAGATAAGCAATGAGTGTGCCAGCTTGGGACAGTGATTTACCTCAAGAGCTATTTGTCAACGGCTACAGTCAGTCACCGCCGAATGTGACTATCAAGTCTGAGATGGACGCTGGCCCTGCGAAAGTACGGCGAAGGTTCACGGCGGGCGTGGAGCCTGTTTCCGGCACGATGATAATGGATGCCACGGAACTGGCGGCATTGGATACGTTCTACAATACGACATTGCTTGGCGGTTCCCTCCGGTTCTCGTGGACGAAACCTCCTGCCCATACAGTGTCCTGTGAGATGCGCTTTACCGAGCCTCCGACATGGACGGCGGTGGAGCCGGGGACGTATGAAGTGAGCATGTCATTCGAGGTGCTTCCATGACCACTGTTTCCTTGAATTTTAAGGAGGCCGCGTTTTCCCAGGAAACCGGGCGCGTTCCCATCGCCTTGATAACGTTGTCTCATGATGACCTTGCCGACGATATAAGGATCAGCACCGATCCGACGCAGGAATTGACCGAACTGACTACTGACACGGAGAAAGTATATGGCACCGTATCAAACGGTGACAACTACGTCTTCCTTCCCGTCCGAATTAAGCTCCCTGATGATACGGACGAGGGACCAGGAGAGATGCAGCTTGAGATCAACAACATTCATCGGGCTTACACTGAGACGATCCGAAGCGTCTACACGCCGGTGACGTGTCGTGTGGATATTGTCATGGACAACGCCCTTGATACGATTGACGCAAGCTGGCCGGAATTTCAGCTAGTGAATATCAGCTATAACGCAACGACGATCACCGGGACACTTCGGCTTGAGACGTTAGAGTCTGAGCCGTTTCCGGCGGGTGCTTTTGTCCCGTCATACTTTCCAGGGCTGTTTTAGTTGATACGTAGGTATCACTTGAGATGAGATCGTTCAATACAGGGCAAATATGAGCGTCGATAAATGGATGATATAATTGACTATATTGGAATACCATTTACGAAGGACGGAAACGACCGAAACGGCTGTGACTGCTGGCGATTAGTCGTCATGGTATACCGGGAGCGACTGGGAATTGAATTACCCGACTTCGCCGGGGCCTATGTTGACGGCTCGCTGGCCTCGCTGAAGAAGGTGTCGAGGATGATCCGGGACGGCAAGCAAGCATGGGAACGCGTTGACAAGCCGCAACCGTATGATGTGATTCTGCTCCGCACTGGCGATATGGTTTATCACGTTGGCCTGGTTATCGACAGGAAGCGGATGCTCCATGTCATGGAAGGCATTAACTCTACAATTGAGGAATATACTGGAATCCAATGGAAGCAAAAGGTTGAGGGGTTCTATCGCTATGCAGGATAGCCGTGAAATCATAGTCAGCCCGATGGCATTCCACGCACCGAAAGTCGTGAATGTCGCTCACGGCTCGACGATCCGGGACATTGTGCATCAGCTATATCCGGACACCTACGTCATGGTTGAGATTGACGGCGTCCCGATCCCCCGCGATCAGTGGCACATGACCCCTCCCGTTGACTCCCATGTCCTGATCTCTGTTCCCCTGCACGGTGGCGGTGGTGGGAAAAATCCATTGCGAACCCTCCTGACGATTGCTGTCATAGTGGCCGCCACAGTAGTGTCCGGCGGGGCGTTAGGGCCTGTATTGGGTCCAGCCTTTGGGGCGGGGACTATGGGGGCTTCTATTGCTGGTGCGGTCACCCTAACAGCTGGCATGATGCTCACTAATGCCATTGCCCCGATCCGATTTGGTAGCACAGGACCGACGACCCGCCAAACCTATAAAGACTCTCCCACGTATTCCATTGGTGCAAACCAGAACCAGGAGAACAAATGGGGTTCTGTGCCCGTAATGCTCGGGACGCATAAAGTGTACCCGCCGCTCGGGGCGTCATCCTACACAGAGCTGGTCGGCTCTGATGAGTACCTTCGGATGTTGCTCGTGTGGGGGTATGGGCCGCTGGACGTGTCAGATATTAAGATTGGTGACACACTCCTGTCGTCGTACTCTGATGTTGAGATCGAAACAAATGAAGGCTGGTCAACTGATACGCCATTGACGCTCTTTCCCTCATCCGTGTCTCAGACAGCTATTTCAGTCCTGTTGACGGAGGCCGGTGGACAGATTACTAGAACAGCGGAAGCGAATGTGGATGAATTATCATGTGAAGTCTCGTTTCCGCGTGGTCTGGTGCGGTATGGGGCGGACGGAAACCGCCACGAAAAAGTTGTCCGGGTAATAGTGCAATATCGTGAAGTTGGTGGTGGTGCATGGACGACGGTTGAAAATAAAGTGTTCACCGACATTACAACCTCTGCAATCCGGTACGGCTGGCGATGGACGGTTGACAATACAAAGCAATACGAAATTGCCATGACCCGCGTCACCGTTGATTCCACGGATGACAAGATCATCGATGAAGTCTATTGGACGTATCTCAGAAGCATCAAAACGACTTACCCTATATCATTCCCGCATAATCTGGCGGTGACGGCTCTCCGCATTAAGGCGACCGACCAGTTGAGCGGACAGTTGAGCAATATCAATGGTGTTATCTCATCATATTGTCCGGTCTGGGATGATGTAGCCGAAGAGTGGGGATCGGCAGAAGCGGACTATAAAATCACTAACAATCCCGCCGCGCTGATTCGCTGGGTATTAACGTGTAACGCTAATGCTCGTGCCCGGACTGCTACACAGATTGACGATGATACCCTTGGTGAATTTTATGAGTTCTGCGAGACCAATGGCTACGCATTCAACATGTACCGGGACTTTACGGCGTCAGTGTTCGAAACCTGCCAGGACATTGCAGCGACAGCGCGGGCTGCTGTTACCGTCAAAGACGGTCTATGGTCGGTCGTCGCCGACACCGGAGAGCAGACACTCGTACAGCACATCACGCCCCGGAATTCATGGGGGTTCAGCGCGGAAAAGCGGCTTTACAATCGCCCGCACGCGTTCAGGATTCGCTTCAAAAACGAGGAAAACGACTACAACGACGACGAACGTATTGTCTATGATGACGGGTATAATTCGAGCAACGCCACGCTCTTTGAATCAATCGAATTTCCCGGTATAACTGATCCCGACCTGATCTGGAAATTCGGGCGATTCCATATTGCACAGGCCCGGCTCCGGCCGGAAATGTACTCGCTCTA